CCTCCAGGTAAAAGTGCGATTCTTTCCATTAATTAACTATAGTTTGTTATAAATATAAACCTTTATGACAAGGCTAATTTTTTCTTCATCAATACAGAAGCTGTTAATTTGGTTGCTTTGTGTAGTAATTTTGTGAAAGCTTCAAAACCTAATTCAGATGGGTCTTTATCGCCCATTTCTATAAGATAGACTTTTTTTCCATAACCCATAAGTGTTTCAGCGTGTTTAAAAGCATCCTTAAGAGCATCTTCATCTAAAGCAAGGTATATTTTTTCAACGTTTGATTCGATTATTTTTTTCATTAAAGAATCAGAAATTCGTTTACCAAATAAAGGAATCGCATTACGTTTTATAGCCATTGCATCAAACGCACCTTCGCATAAAATAATGGGTAAATCCCAGTTTATATACATTTCGAACCCAATTATGTCCTTAGTACTGGAAGCGAGTTTATGTTTGATATATGCGTTTTTATCAAATGATCTACCAACATAATAATTTAAAAAACCATCTTTATCGTATGAAGGTATTACAACCATATTTCTTAAATCACCTTGTTCGCTGTAGTGTAAATCATACTTAACTACGTCTTGAGGTGTGATTCCTCTTTGATTTAAATAATGTAGTGCGTGTTTTGACAATATCGCTGAAGATGACATTATAGGCGTTACACCCTGTGGTAATTGCAAAGAACCCGATGGTGCTTTAATGGTGGTTTGTTTTCTAAAACTGTATTGAGAGTCAATGTCTTTTAAAAGTTCATATGCTTTTGGTGATGCACTTACTGCTTTGAGTAGTTTGAATGCTCTGTGTCCTTTATAACCACAAACCCAACATTGGAATTTTTGCGTTGATAAGTTTAGGGTTAATTTTTTCTTATGGTGATTGCAAGAGGGGCAACTAAATACAGCTTCTTCGCCTCCACGAGCTGATTTACTTTTACCTAAAACTGATTCTAATAATTGTCTTAATAGATCTTCCTTCATACCGTGAATATACGAAAGAAAATTAACTAAACAAAATCTCTATCGAAAAACTTACCTAAAATATTGTCATTAAGCCATTCACTCGATTCAATCACACCAAGTGTAAATTGGTATTTACACTCAAGGTAAGTCAATTCTTTTTTATTATAAGCAATTTCTAATATTTCTCTTGCAAATTCATTTTCGCCACCTGTTTTTAACATTTCTTTTATAAAGTGGTGGGAACCATAGTAGGTTTTCCAATCGCTTTCTTTTTGTACTCTGATGTGTGTGGGGGTTCTTCCCTTTTTACCAGCGTATTCTAAAAGTTCTTTTTTAGTAAGTTTTTTCTTACGATTATACATTAGTGATTTTTTACCAATGTATTTTTTACCTGTAATGTGGGTTGTTTTGTAAACAAAACCGTATGCGTTTTCAGGTAAATCAGCGATTTCGTTGATTTCCTTTTCTTTATAAAACCATTTCATATTTTAATATATTAAATATTTTTTATGTATCCCAACGAACAATAAAAGTAGTGTCTGTTTCGTTGGATGTTCTAATAGGTTGACCTAGTTTACCTACTACTAATAACTCATTATCTTCATTATATAAACCAATTGTTGTAACATAAGGTTTAAAAAGTGAACCTGTTGCAAAATCTGCTATATCTTGTGATTGATTTGATTTAATTTTTCGAGCAGAGATGTTTGTAGTTGCATTAAATTCGTGTTCATCTACTGTACACTGGTATTCGTTTTCATAAATTAGATGTGAACCTTGGAATTTAATTTGTTCATCATCTATTATAGGAACTATTGATATATCACTTAAAGTACCTCCTGTGTTACCTCCGGCTTCTACTCTTATTGGATCTCCATTAGCTACAAAAACTTCAGTTATATCACCATTACTTGTTCTTCTTGCTAAATTTGATACTCCCCCTTGATTAGTAAAACCTACATGATTACCACCTGAATAATCACTAAGTGATGCTGATAAACGGTAGGTAGCTCCAGCTATTATAGGAAAGGCTATAGGAGCAGCTCTATCCAAATCAGGATGAGGTGCAAAAGTTACAGATGTAGCTGAGTTGAAAGTGATACTGACTTGATCAATAATGGTTGTAGCACCAAATACATTTACTATGTTTATAGGAGTATGTGCTGGGTGTGTTAATGCTACAAAACCATTTTGATAAAATATATTACCTATATAAGGAGAACCATTACTACTACTATAATGATTTAATACTTGTGTATCGGTTAATGCTCTATTATGTATATTTATTTGACTTAAAGACCCAGACAAGAAATTTGATGTTCCACCTTTATTACCAATGTAAACATTAGCTTGGTTTTGTGTTTGATCAACTGTATTATCTGAACCTGAGATACCAGATCCTACACCATTTATAAAAATTTCCATTTGGGAAGAAGAAACCCTACAAGATATATGTTGCATTGAACCTGTTTCAAAAGATGAACTTATAGTTGTAGTTATATTTCCATCCGATCTTCTAAAAAATAATTCTTGCCCAGTAGCATATATTTCAAATGGGTATTGAGGTTCTGAAAATGTATCTTTAGTTTGAAGAGAACCAGTTGCACTAGTAGAATATCTTCCTGACTTTCCTTCGTTAGGGGTAGGAACAACTGTTTTTGTTGTTGATTTAGATATTAGATAAGAGGTGTCTGTTGGGTCATGTAAAACTTCAGCTTGTAGTGTTATTGTAAAATCATCTCCCGGGTTAAAATTAAATTTATCATCGTGGCCTACTTTAACTTCTGAAGTAGAACCATTAAAATCAATTCCTGGGAATATACCATGACTTAAAGGTTTTCTAGAAAAATTAACATCTTTATATTTAATAACATTAAAAAAGTAACTATCGTCAAATTCATCACCAAAATCGGGAGTAGAGTAAGAAGACAATCTATTTGTTCTAGGTTTACCATCTCTATAAAAAACACTATTTTCATACCCATTAAATGAAACATATCCATCTAGGGTGTTTAAATCATATCTTTTAAAACCATTTACAGGTCCTATATTTAAAACATTAGTTCTAAAATCTGTAACATAATCATTTACATTAGTTCCACTAACTATTAAATTTCCTCTACTATCGTCAATAATATTACGACCTAAACTTGATGAAAGAAAAAATGTTCCTGGTTTTATTTCGTGGCCATATAAGCCTGCGGGAATAGAATACACATATGCTTTTTCATATAGTACTCTTTTTTGGTAAACATAGTGTGTATTACCAAATTTGTTAGAAATGTCCCTTTTAAAATTACGGTAAAAAAGATGATCTAATTGGTTGTATTTAATATTTCCACTAGTATGGAGATCTATAGATTCAGATGTCCATGAAACGCTATAATAATTTACTGAATTTGAAGCAGCTGTGGTAGAAGTAAAGTCATATTGTTTATGAGCGTTAAATGGGACTATTGCATAGTCTTGGGCTGTGAATTTTTTGTATACAGACATTCAAATGACATTTTAATAGTCTAATTTTACTCTAATAAGTGCTTCTTTTGTAAAGTCTTTAGTAACAGGTTGGCTTAATTTTGCAACAGCAACTAAGTCTCCACTATCATTATATAAACCAACAGTTGTAATATAAGTTGTTGGGTTATCAATCATTGAATCAATATTTACATTTCCATTAGTATCTATAAATGAAGGATTGGTTGTGTAATTAAATTCTACATTTTTAGCTCTTGCAAAGTAAAATTGTGAACTAACTTTTTCTTCACTATCTAATATAAAATACCCACCTCCAGATATATGGTTAAATAATTTTTGGTGGTTATTATTAGCTGTGTTTTGTGATGTTCCTGGAACCAAACCATCAACATAGTGATCAATAGCTGCCGGATTTAATACTATAAAACCTGCGTCTGGGTAAAATAATCCATATGAACCACTATTTGTGACTTGGGTTAAATTAGAACCTGACATAACACCTAAAGAACCAGATACAATATTGAATTGTCTACCAACATTTGTTATAGTTGATGATCCTGTTTGTGTTAAACTATCATCTGTTAAGTGTAAGGTTGCAAGAGTATCAGAACCCGATAATCTTAAGTCTAATGTTCCCGGTTTTAAATTATGTTTATATCTAGCTCTATTTACATTAATTACATAAACATCATCAGGTGTATAATCGTTAAATGTGAAATTTGAAGCTTCATCTCCAAATACTAATTGACGATATTGGCTGTAGATGTTTCCTGAAGGACTTTTTCCATATGATCCTACATCATTTGTAAAATCTAATGAACCAGATCCTGCTTTATGACCATATGCTAAAGAATATTGTACACTTTGAGTTGAAGCTAGGTGGTATACATTTATATAATGTGCACCTGAGCTAGTTGCATCTGTGAGTATAGCTTGAGCAGATGAAGTATATGCTACCTGTAAGTTATTTGTATTATCTGACCAAGTTGATGTTACGACTTTTTGTACATCATTTACTATATCTCCTTGATCGAATCTAATTAGTCCTGCCATTGGTTTTTATTTTTTATCTTAATGTAATACCAGTTTCTCCTTGAGTTGCTCTTTGAGCTATTACTTCTTTAGAAATTTCAACTGGAATAGTTACTCTAGCTCCTGTGTCTCTTCCTTCAAGAGTTAAAGTTGTTAATAATTTTGTATTTGTTCCAAATAGTGAAGTACTATTGATAGCTGTTAAACTAAAACCATTACCAATGACTGTTTCACTTACAGCTGTTGAAGTATATGGTCTGATAGTTGATTGTTGTTCTGCTCTATCTGCGGCTAAACCTGTTCCTCTAAAAGAAGTCAATAAACGTCTATCAGCAATAGTTGCTGTATATCCACTTGGTTCTGCTTGGTTTGTAACCCCTTCAAAATTAAGTGTAGTAGGTAAAACATTTGTAGTAGCACCAATAGTTAAAGTAATTTTAGATACATTAGCTGTTACAACAGGTAATTTAGATGTTCCTCTTTTTAGAGTAATTAACTTATGGATCATGATATTACTTTCATCAGGAATAGCTTCAATTAAAGGCATGTTTTCAATTGCTTCTCCTGAATATTGTGATCCATTAGGATGATTTACATTAAATAATGTATAATCAACTTCATCATCCCCTAATGCAAATTGTGTGATTCTAAAAGAACCATCATTTCTTGATAGTAATTCACGACCTCTTTTTGTTAGTATCGCGTCTACTGTTATTGAGCTATTATCTAAGTATCCCATTGTTGTTGTGTTTTGTTATAAATATATATTTTTTTAAAAAATGTTATCTTCCTCTTTTTGGAGCTTTATTTCTTGTTGTTTTGTCTATTAATCCTGCTTTTTCTAAGTAATATTCTACGTTGTCTTTGACTCTTTGATCTAGTTGGTTGGGAATTAATACAAATCCTCTTTCTCCAATACCATCGTAAAGTTGAACTTCTTTATCTATATTTGAGATAATTGTGGGTGCTTTATCTAAGAATGAAACTTGATAGCCAAAAGATCCTGAGTAACTTCCTGTAGGTACTATATTTCCTCTAACATATATGTCTATAGGTGCATTATAATAGGCAATTACATTACCTAAACTAGTTCTTCTATAGTGTATAACTGTGTCATAAGAAGAAGAAAAAGTTGGTAAAAATCTAGGATCTTCACCCTGTTTATCAATTGCATTATATGATTTGCCTTTTAAAAACAACATACCAACTGGGTATTCATCTGCTCCTGTTGCTCTGTATGTGATTCCTTTTGTGTTATTATTTCTATCTACTTCAAAAGTACTTATACTTCTTTCATCATTAAAACCAGGAGCAAAATCATATGAACCTTGGAATAAAGTTAAATGCATTTCTGTATTGCTATTACCCCCTAAATGTCTACCTTTATTTGCTAGAAAATCTGTTGATTCTGATAATAAAAACCTTGACATTGATACAATTCCCCTATTAAAATCACCTGTGGGGTATCCACCAAAGGTTGTTGGTCTATTAACACTATAATATTGATCTACAAATTTATTTCTTACTATACTTGCACTAATATAGTTAGGATATACATCATTATTACCGCCAGTATCTGGATCGTATGATGTTTGAAACCAAAATTTTCCCGCTGCATTACCACCAGCTGTAACCGTATCTTGATTACCTTTAGCTAAAAATAGAGGATTTATTACTTCAGGATTATCAAAATCATTAAGGTAAGGACCCGAATCAAAAGATGTTAATAACCATCCTTTATTCATTTTTACAAAATAGGTTTCATCTAAAGAATTTTGAATTGAACTATCTAATAATCTAAAACTAAAAGATGCACCTGTTGGTAAATCATTAGTTACAAATTGTTGAAAGGGGGTAAAATCTTCTGCTTTGGAATCTATGATAGTTACTTCGTCACTTTCAGGATCAACTATTAGTATTTTATTTATATTAACATAAGAATGTCCTTTAATAAAAACATATTGTTCGTCTTCATTTTCAGCTCCTATTAAAGTATTACCTATATACAGGGCTGTGGTTTTTCTTTCTATAACAGGATTTTTACCATAAGTGATATCTCCTGCGGTATAAGTGTTAATTTGAACCCCTGTTAGTTTAGTTCCTTCATATCTGGGATTTTTCCATCCATCAAGATCTAAAAGAGCGTCATCAAATTCTACGTCAAAACTTTGTGTGAATGCCATATTTTAAAAGTCTAATTCTTTTCCTTTATCTAAACTGCGGTAATACCTACGTGATAATCTTCCTTTAGTAGCGTTTCCTAGTAGTTCGTTTGATTTTCTTGCTACATATCCTATTGGTTTTCCATTATCTAATGGAATTCTTTCTTTTACTACAATATTATCAAAATTAGTTTGACCAGCAGTATTATTATTTGCTCTAAGAAAAACTCTAGTTAAAGTACCCGATTCTGCAGTAAATGTTATTGTTTTATTTCCTGTTAAACCACTACCAGCACCCGACTGCGTAGATAAACTAATACCTGTATTATTTGTTAAAAATATGTTTGAGGGATTATCACCACCTATAGTTATTGTTAATCTGTATTCTCTTCCTTCTACTGTGGGTACATTATATTGTATCCCCATATTGGCACCACTTGAAGTTATTTGAAGTTGTTCATTTTTTAAATTTAATGTTGGTGTACCACCAGCTGTATATGCTACAGCAACTGTAGGAGTATGATCTATAGTAAGAGGGTCAGTATTATCAGGAATTCCGCTAAATGTTCCATTTCCAAATAAATTTCCACCACCATATTCACTAGTTGGAAAAGGGCGAATTGGTACCTGAGCTATATTTTGAACTTCATCTAATATATAACCACTTACGTCAATAGTTGTATTGGTTCCTTTTTCTAATCTTTTACCATCACTACCTGTGGTGGGTGATAAATTGTTTGTAGTAACAACAGAAGAATCAGATAAAGTGAATGCTCTTTCAGGATCAATTTGAAAATCAATTGTTTGATAAGATCCTTGTGTCATTGTAGTGCCATAATCAACTACAGGTAATTCTCTTGCAAATTTACTTCTTTCTAAATAATGTGGTTCAATTAATAAACCTGTTTTTGTATTTGCCTTGAATGGAACAAATTGTTCAACTATTTTAAATAATGTATGATCTATATATTGGATTGTTTTTATATAATCCCAATAATTGTATCTTTTATTTACTCTTTTAAAGTATATATCTTTTATGGTTTTTAAGTCTTCATAGTTTGAAGCTGTTTGGGCTGAAGGTAAAGGTGAACCAATATAATCGTCTAATCTAAAGGCACCTAACTGATAAACTATGTCTTCGTTTATTTCAGTTGTTGGAGAAAAGAACACACCCAAATCTTCAAAATCTTGTGGCTGTCTATCTAATGTTGATTCTTCTGATCTTATATTAACAGATAAAATATCATCATCTATAGTACCAGTGTCGATTCTTACTTTTTCACTAGTCATTGAAATACCAACAGTGTCGGGAGTTGGGTGGTAGTGGTTTTCTACTACTTCTTCCCACTGTTGGGTTGTCATGTTACTTGATATATTTCCTAAAAATTCTACATCTATATTAGGATGGAAACTTGAACTATCTTGTTTATCGTTTGATCCTAATGGCAATCTTAAAACTAAATTTTCATATGAAGAAGAAACTGCATTTCCAGCATACATAAAGGGTTCTAATGCGTGTTTAGTAAGGGTATTATCACTCAAATTTTCTCCAAAATAATATCTGATTTCTTGAAGTGAACCTGAATACCTTAAACCAGCTATATTAGTAAAGTTTGCATTAGTGTTTGAGGGAATACTCCCAAAATAAGCATATTTGGCTCCTTTTTCTTCATTCCCCCAACAAAAATTATAGTTTGCTGTAGTTGAGGAGGTTGTATAAGAAGATATGTTTTTATTAAAATTAGCTTGATAAGCACCAAACGTTACTGAGGCATCTGTTCCATCTTTTTGGGCATTTATAAATATATTCCAAAAATCACCATTATAGATAGGGAAATAAGAAGTTGCTACTACATCTGCTCCTCCTACGTGTAATGCTATTCTTCCATATTGTGTTGAATCTCCAGAAGAAGATATATCGTTTCCGCTGTATGGTTGTAATATTAGGGAATGGTCAGTAGCGGGGGAATGAGTTCCAACTCCAGTTGTAGAACCTGATAATGTAAGTAAATGTTGATTAGCTTCTAATCTTACAGGTTTAGCTCTAAATTCAATTGTTTTCTTTTCTTGTTGACCAACAGTAAAATAAGTATTAGTTAAGGAAGATGACCAATCTGTTTTTATAAAATGTCCAAATTTGCCTGAGTCTCCTTTTAAAGCTAATCCTGATTTTTCATATGTGAATGTTTTATATCCTGTTTGGTCTTTAACGGGTCCACCATATTCTTTTACATTTAAAATAGTTGATGGTACACCATAACAACTCATAAGAGCTCTTAATCCTCTTTCTGTTCCTTTAGTTTTTAAAAGATAAGGTGCATTATGGTATAAACGTTTCCAAATTTCTTTAGATATATCTTGTTTTGGAATTGAACCTGCATTTGAAGCCGTTACTAATGTTTGGGTAGAAGGAGCATCATAAAATGTACTACTACCTGTTCCGTGACCTAAAATATATTCTATTAGATTGGAATTTTCAAATTGATCGAATGTTTCTATTCCTAAACTTTTAAGTTGGAAATAAACTAAGTCTTTTGAAATACCTTTAGTATGGTGTGTATCTTGTACGTCTGTGATTGCCTTTATATGTGTCCAAACAGTATCAAAATGATGCCCAATCATATGAACAAATGTTTGATAAAAATCGTTGTCTGGGTTATCTACAATATGATTAGGAACTAAACGAATCAAAGCATACTCGTTTTGTTTATCATATAAAGAAGCAGATAATAATTGACCACCATAATTAGGAAAAGCTGATTTTTCATCTCCTAACCATGTTTTAGCTTGGGAGGATGTTACAGAATATAATGTATAGGGGTATGATGTATTTGATTTAGGCCAAGTAAAATTGCTACCTGACGTAAAATATAAAAATTGCTCATACCCATCAAGACCTTTTATAAGATTTTCTTTTTTATTATTTATATCTTCTTTATTTGTTAGTACAAAAGAAGAAGCTGAAGTATCACCAGTAATAGAATTTATATCTGATATTTGGGAATCATATAGTTCTATTAATTCTACCTTATATGCGAAATTTTTTAATCGTTCTACAGCACTACCAAAGTGTACAAAATTTTCAAAATGATAAGCTACATCAGTACTTTCAGTGCTTGATGAAACTGGTCTTATATAATCATATTGTATTTCGGGTACTTCTCTATTTTCAAGTTGATTTAAAAGATTTTGATATGAGGAAGTTAAATTATATTCTAATACTTCATTATAATTTTTGTAAGCAGAAGGAATACTATTATTTAATCTAATATCGATTTTAAAGTTAGGGCCCTGTAAGGGTGTGCTGTCGTCTACTATTTCTGCTTCCCCTAGATCTACTGTGAGTGATATTGGGTCTGATATTTCTTCTGCTATTGAGAAAGTATCTCTTACAGAAATTGATGAAGGCAGTGGGTTTAGTAATTTTATTAATATCTCATGTTTAGAAGGATTAGAGTTTAATAATATATTTACCCCCAAAGGATTTATATTTTCCCCAAAATTTAAAACAAAATCTTTAAAGTACAAAGAACTTTCAATTTCTGCTATAAAACTTCTTACAGCAGTATCAAGTGTTTGATTATTAATATTATTAGCTATCGCTCTTATCTCTCTTTTAGTTGAAGATATTTCAGTTATTGTAAAAGAAGGAGATGCAACATTGAATATTTTTCTTCTTTGAATATTAAACGCTAATCTATATTTACCTGTAGTGTAACCATACGATCTTAAAACTTCTACAGGATCCATATTAATCTCAGAAGTTAAAGATTGGAGATCCGTTGAATCAGATGAAATAGTATATTGAGTGAAATTTTGTTCGGAAAATAATTTTTGATTACTTGTATTATAGATATGTAATTCTATATAATCTTCTGGTTTACCAAATTTTCTTGATATATCTCTTGATGTAACTTGATCATTTAAAATCAGTTTTTTTTCTGTTGATATGTTGGTTATTTCTGCCATTATCTTACTGATCTATTTTGTGATGGTGATGCTTGTTGTATATTACTAGTATTTACGGGGGCATTTCTAATAAGATCTTGTCCTTCAGCACTTGCAAGGTTTATTCGTCCTATATCTCTTGCTACTTCTTTATCTTCAATTATAGCCTTTAATTCTGCTAATTGGCCTGCATTTACTCTTACATTTTGTAAAGCAGTCCTAGTTTCTATAAAGTTTGTTTGTTGTGTAGGAACTATTTCTTCAAAATCATTTAAATCTGAAAGGGATCTTATGGTTTTTCCTCTTCCTATTTCCTCTGGTATAGAGGCATCTACTTCTGTATATGGTTTAGGAGTAGCATCTGGATCTAATCCTTGAGCTTTAGCTATAGTTCTATAAAGAGATTCTGTTCTTATAGGTCTTGCTTTTCCTTCTTGCATAAAGAAAATAGTAGTATTAGGAGTACGTAAAAATGTTCCATTTCTAAAAAATGGGTGTTCTTTAGTATCATTAACTTGGGCTAGTTGTTCTTCTAATTCTATAATTCTATCTAAAAGATTATCTATTTGTTCATCTTTTGGATCAATAAAATCTTGAACGTAATCTGTGCTTTGGACTATTAAAGTAGTATGTGATTGGTCTCCTTCTTTTGGTATATCATAAAATAATTCATTATATAGTTGAAAAAGTTTTTCAACATTAATTGGATCTTTTGATTTTAATAATTCAGAAAAAGAACGATCAATTACATCATTAGCTGATTTAGCTCCATAAACCTTTTTATTTATTTTTACATTTTCTTGAGCCATTATCTAACTACTTTAAAGTGATATTTGTTATCGTATATAGTTGTTCCTTCGTTATTTGTATGTTTAAATAGAACTCTATAATATCTTTCAGGTTGTAAACCATTCATAAATATTTTAAAGTACATTCCTTCACTATCAGCACTTAATTTTGTAAAATTATCGTCAAAAGGAATAATTTCTTCTTCTGTGTGCGCATCTCTTATACTATAGTAAGAAGCTGTAGTAAAATATCCAGGATTTAAATAGTTTGAAGAAGAAGCAAATTGTCTAACAGGATATTTATCTCTTACATGGATTCTAAAAAATGCTTCATCATTTTGGTTATATAATTCTTTATTTCTGTATAGTGAAACACTTAAATCTCCTGTTGTTTTTGAACTACCTGTGTACGCAGCTGGAAAAGAAGAATCATCCCATTTAAAAGTTAATCTTGGTGGATAAATTGTATGTGTATCTACTGAAAAATATTTCATTTCACCAAAACTACTAGATGTGTCTTGTTCTGTAGATTCAGGTGCTTTAATTATAAATCCATTATTTTCTATACCATTTGGATATGTTTGGCTTGCAAATAAACTTGCACTAAATTTTTGTACTATTGATGTAACATCAATATTTGTGTCTAAATTATCTCCACGTAAAAATTGTTGAGTACCTTGAAAATTACTGCCAGTATACCAAACGCCACCACCCTCGGTGATTCCGACAGCATCTATTGAACCTGTTGATCCATCTCCAAAACTAGCTGTTGTCCATTTTGTAGCTGAAGTACTATTATCTCTATATATCCAACTAGTTCCATCTGAACCTGATGGTTTATTTGAAAATCTTCCTGTTCCTTCATTCCATGATTGTGAAACAGCATATGCTTCTAAATCTAATATAGACGATAAATTTTTATGTTCTGTAGATAGTAATTGAAGAGAAGAAGAAAATGATGATGTTCCAATTTTACTTTCTATAACTGATTGGATTTCTGAGTCTTTAAATTTGATTAAAACCCTTGATGGGTAATATCTTTGATCTGAACTTCCTTTTTCTTTTACAATTTCAAGAATTTCATCACCACCAGTATTCATTGTAGTTCTATCTGGGTGACTATATATTGTAGCGTCCTTTTCTGGAAATAAAAAATAATATGCCATATTAGTATGTTGTTACTCTTCCTTTAATATCTGTGTTTGGGTATTTTAACTCAAAAATACTTGGATCTAATGAAGGATATACTACTCTATTTTTAGTTGCTTGTATAAAATCATATTTGTATTGTGAATATCCTAATGCTGTTCCACTTTTATTGATTAATTCTATTTTTTCTACTGTTTGTACTCCTTTAACTCCCCCTATTAGGTTTTCAATTTCTGAAATGATAATAGGTTGATTTACTTGCCATTTATCTACATTAAAATAATCTTGAAGTTCTGATATACATTCTAATATAACTTCTTCATTATTATAATTTTTAAATGCAGTGATTTCAAAATCAAGAGAAAAATTAATTACAAAGGCATTTTTAATATTAATAGAATCAGTTAGCATTCTATATTGCTCTAAGTATGTAGAAAGATTTGTCTTAGTAGCTGTATTTAAAGTTGTTAAATTTTTATTTGAATCATATCCTAATGTATATAAATTTAAAGCTAAAGGATTAGGAATACGATTTGGTTCTGTTGTTAAAGGTGAAATTTGATCATCTTGGGTGATATAAGCTTTAGCTATTCTACCAAAACGAGCTGGCATTGATAATGTTCTAACTAAATAATCATCTTTAGTTACTGTTCTTTGCTGTGCACCAAAATTAGCTATTGTATTTTGTCGTATTTCTTCTACTGAATCACCAGCTCCTCCACCTTTTGCGGCTTCTGGATTTGTAGATGATACTGAGCTTTTTATAAAATTTAACATAGCCCCATTTAAATTGGGTTTATTAGTAGTAGTTAGTGTTCCTATTTTAGTAATAGTATTTGAATTTACATTAGCTTCTAAACCGCCACCTGTAACGTATGTTACAGTTAATGTTGTGTTTGCTGGTACTTGTCCGTATGCTTTAGTGTATAAAAAGTTTGATGGGTCATAAGCTACATCTAATTTACTTCTTCCATCTTTAATTCCCAAACCTATATTGTCTGGATTTGGGATAATATCTTCATCAGCTTTATCACTTACCCCGGATCCAAATTGAATTTCAAGTTGATTGTTAGCTTTAAATCTAGTTATAAATCTACGTGGGGTTCTTTTTACTTTTAATAAGTAAGGTGATTGTTGATTAAATCCATATAATTCAGGATCATTAGCTGCTGTATTTTCTATTTCTTCAAAAACAGTATCTTGGGCTAAATAAGGTACTTCAGTCCAATTATTACCTTCAGAGTCTACAATTGATTCTATAGAAATAACATTTGTATCAAATAATGTTAATGTTTTAAACCTTTCAGCAGCACCAACAGAAAATGTTTGTGTTTTAGTTTCTCCCGATATAGTTTTGACTGATTTTTTTAGTAAGTAATATTCAGGATTATTTGAACCATCAAATTGATATATACTTACTGTTGTAGGGTCAAATGAAGATGAAAAACCAAAACTTACTTTTCTATCTGTATAAAATTTAGGACCCTCGGTTGATTCAAAAATAGAGTTAGCTTCTATATCTAATGCATAATCAAAATCGGGTTTATAATCTCCACTTACTAAAATAGAGGGTACTAACTGAAATAAATCTAGATCAACTGATGCTGCTGTTGTTACTTTGGGTTTATAACCCATAGCATAAGCTAAATTATATAAATTTTCTTTTTCTTGTGCAAGTGTTAAAAATGATTCTCTTAATTGTGTATCTGTATAAAAAGATAAAACATCACCAACATATGATGCCATTTCTAAAAACATCATGCCTGGGTTACCTTCACTAAAATCGTTAAAATTATTTGGAAAATATACTTCAGCAAATTCTATTAACTGGTTTTTAAAAGAATTATAATCCTTATTTAGGTATTTAACGTCTTTATCTTGTGTTTTATTTGATACTTTATTGTAAGCCATTAGTTAAAGTTTAATTGTATAGCATCATTAGTTCCATCTAAATTAAATCTATATGATATTGTTATAAATAATTTATGTTCGTCATCTTCAAATTTTACAGATGTATCTATTAAAGATATTTCAGGGATATAAAAAACTATTTGATTATTAATTCTTTCATTTAGTTCATCTGTATTTATACCTTGTTCAAATAATAATTTTTTTAGACCTACACCAAAGTTAGGTTCGTTAACTCTTTCACCCGCTTCTGTAAGTAATAAGTTTATTAAGTTGCTTTTTACTTGTTCTTTTACTGTTTGAGTTCCTTTAAAAATATTAACGTCATCCAAAGGAAACGCTACCCCTATCCTAACATTTTTGTTAGAATCTAAAGGATTTATTCTTCGTACTCCTTGAATTAATGGCATTTATTATAGTCCTTTTTTCTTATTAATTGCTTTCATTAAACCACTATAATCTCTTGTAACAGCATTAGCTACTTCTGTAGGCATACCTGTTGTGTCCATTGGTAGTGGTGCGCCTGTAGCGAAAGGTTGGGCTAAACTTACAGGTGCTTGGGCAGTTTGAGTATTTGTATCACCCATTGCTGTTTCATTTAATAAATCGTTTAGTGTACTATCACCTACAAAATTTTGTTTTTTGATAGGTTTTTTACCCATAATTTTTTCTTTTAAAGATGATTGTTGTGGTACTTCAACCATTCTTTCAGTATGTTCTACTATTGATGGTTTAAGTTCATCACGTAAATCTTCTTTAAGTGATTTAATTTCTCTACGTAACGCATAATCGATTTCTTCTCTAACTACTTTTCTAATTAGATTTTCAAAAGTTTTTGCTTTCATGTTGTTAATTGTTGTTTGTTAATAAATATAAATAAAATCTAGATTTTAAAACGTCTATATCCAATTTGTTGGAAGTTAGCGTTATATATTTTTTCTATTACCTCATCTTTTCCTTGAAGCTGTAATTCATTGATGATTCCTGTGTATAAATTACCTAAATTATCTAAGGTATTTTGGTTAAGTGTTCCATCAGGATTTATTAATTCTGATTCTGATAAATTACCTTCAACAATATTACCTTCAGAATCTGTTATTTCATCTCCCCCTATATTACATTTTTGTAAATATTGTAGGTATGATAATTCTAATAATGTTAATAAAAAATCAATAAAACTAATTAAAGCTACTAACGCAGCTATAGCTGCTGGTACTATGACTAACACAGCTAATGCTTTTTTACTATATTTTAATATTGATTTACCTAATGCTTTGATAGCACTATCAAAAAATTTTATTTTTACCCTAGCTTTATCTATTAAATCTAATAATTTAGGGATGGGTGCACCTGGTATAGCTAATGAAGCTGTTAAAGCTATTATAAGTACTTTAGCTATTTTTATTATTGTTTCCAATAATTTTAATAATGCATGTATTTTAGGTATTATTTGTTCGACTATTTTATTTAATTTTTCTTGTATTTTATCTAATTTACTTTTGCCTCTTGATACTTGATTTTTTAATCTATTTACCTTATTTTTTAGTTTATTATAGTTGGCTGTAAGTTTTTGTTCTGTTTGTGGACTGCAAACATTAGATTTAAATTGTTGTTTTATCTGTTCTTCAGTAGGGAGTTGTTCTCTTACTTTTCCTACTTGTTTATTAGATTGTTCCCTTAGCTCATTTTTAGCTTCAAATATTTTTTTATCTATGCCATTCTCTAGTAAAGATTGTATTGCTGCTACTGCCATTTTATGCTAATTTACTTATTTTACTTTTAATATCTTCTATTTGATTTTTTAATTGAACTATTTCAGCTCGTCTTGTGCCTAATAATCCATCATTAGCAGGATTAGGGGCTGTTGGAGTACCTGGTGCACCTGTTATGAATGATACTTTGTAAATCATATCGTCCATTAAACCATCTATTACATCTAATATATCAGATAATAATTGTCCTGTTTTATCTCCTAAAAGAACAGGTTCTGTAGGTAAATTTCCATTTGTTTGTAAACCTAAATAGATATTAGGAGAGTTAACTACTATTTTACTTTCACTATTTTCACTTGTATCAAAATGAATACTTCCATTTGTACTAAATCCTATAGCTTTATCTGAGAATAAAAGGATAGAATCATCTTTAGCATTAAATAATAATCTATCAGAATTTATTATTACTTGCTTTCCTTGATATGTTGATGGTGATTCTGGTACGTATGCCATTTTATGCTAGTTTTGCTTCTGTTATTCCATCTTGATATTTGTTACTACTTCCTCGTCTTGTTCCCCCATAGACATTATGAACTTCTTCTTTATTAGAAGCTAAAGTTGTTCTATTTGTATTTCCTGCTAGTTGGTAAGATATATGAATCCACGAGTTTGATTCTTTTTCAGGAAATTCCCATATCAATTGTCTCCAAGAAGGTAAATTATTATAACACCAATTAAATACATCTTTTGTAGAAACACCAGGTACTTGAAAATCTATAGCATACCCAAAAACATGTTCCGAGGTTGAAGAACCCCCTAATTGTTCATTTAATTTAATACATCTATAACCTGATGTTATTACCATATTAGGATATTGATCAAATATTTTGTCACCTACATTTTCCATTAATTGTTTTAGGTTATTAATAACTTGATCTCTGGTGGGGGAAGTATCAATACCTGGTGCATTATTTATATTAAATTTTTCAGCAGTGTTTGACTTTAAAAAATGTTTTAATATAAACCCTCTATTTCCTATTTCTATACCTGTATCTATATCTCCTGTTGTATCATTGAATTCTATATTTAATATAAAAGATGTATCACTAACAGATATAGCATGGTTATCTGTGTTTTCTTCTACCTCATAATAACCTACTTCAGTTTCTTCTGCTAATTGATCAAATGGGGAAAGTTCGTCTTCTTCTTGAGATTGTTCTTCTTGAGATTGTTCTTCTTGAGATTGTTCTTCTTGAACTGGTGGTGGAGTATCTACAGGTTCATCTTGTATTGTTTCAATTTGTTCTTCTTCTTCGGGTAATTCAGGTTCAGTAACGGTATTTAAAGTAGGATCTGTTAATTTTTGTTCTATTGTTTGTGGTTGTTCTAAATTAGCTCCAAATGATTTTTGATTTAAAGAAGCAGGAATAAAACCAGCTATTTGTTGATTAGACGTTAAATAAATGCTTGATGCATCACCATCTATATTTTCTATTGTATGTACCCATCCTTTTTCATCTAAATCTTCTGATTGGCCATTTCTAATAATAGTGATAGGATCACCTGTTTGGCCGCCTTCACTCCATCTGTTTTTATTTTCGTCAGGTATAGTATCTCCTAAGGTAGTAGAGCCAAATCTAATAGAATTACCAAATCTTCCTTCAATAATCATATCACCTTCATAAGGTAATAAGGGTTTTATATTTAGTTGTTCGCTAAAATATTTTCCTAAAGTTATATCTGTACCCCCATCATCTACTTTTCTAACTACACCATTTTCTGTTTGTTGATAATCATTAGATGTGTTTTCTTCTCCTAATCCCTTTAAAGAAGGAAGAGCATTATGGTGTGGATGGTTCCATATATTTACTTGGGGTAAATAATAAGTTGATAAAAAGTTGCCACTATAGATATTTTTATCTTTAGTAGATAAAATTAAAACTATTTCATTAATTAAAGGGTAATATTTTAAGTGTGTAAATAAAGGTTTAGCTATGTTAGCGGTTTCTGAATTTTCTAAAGGGGTATTATCATCTAATTTTGTATAAAAAATAGTCCCAATAGAATCATAACCACCTAGTTCAATTGCTTTAGGGTGGTTTAAATCTAATATAATATCAAGTACTCTAACAGCTATTAATTTTCTGTCACTAGATACTGATATTTTTTGGTTGCTTTTATTTGACTTAACTATCGCCATCTTGTTCAGGTGCTTCTATTTGTTTAGGTTCTGATTCAACAGTTTTTGCTATTTCTTCAGTTAATTCTTGAAGCTGAGCCATTTCATCTTCTGTTAATAATCCACCATCACCTGAATTTGCTGTTCCTGTAGATAAGCGTTGTACAATGGCTGCCATTTTAATTAATGCATCATCATTTTTAACGCTAATTTCCATATATTCTTTTATTAATGGAACTACAACAGTAGCGTCACCTAAAGATTGTACTAATGGTTTTAACTCAGCAATTAAAGAAGCTAGTTGTTTGGCTTTTTTCTTTTGATTACCATGAATATCTTTCAATAAATCAGAAAAAGAAACATCATCAAATAATATTTGGTTTAATGGATCCATACTATTTTATTATAAATATGGGAAAATTTAAACTTTTACATATCCTGTTTCGGCATATTCAGTATAAAGTCTTTTATATAATTTTTTAAGTACTTTTGTTACTTTAGTGATTACAGGAGTTTCTACACCAGTCATCTCTCTTATATAAATGTAAAGTGCTTTTTTATTAAATATTTCTAAGTTTTCTCTTCGCTTAAATAATATATTTACAGCATCACATACTTTCCTATCATGGTCTTTTTTAAATAAAGTGAACATATGTTTATCGACATATTCAGTATAATAATCTATAAAGTCTTTTATATCTTTTTTACGATCATCTCTACCTAACTGGCGTAATACACCTTCGTCTTCATCGGCTGCTGTAGGGTCTACTTTGGCTTTTTTCTTTTTGTAATTATTATTATTGTATAATATAAGATAATTTTTACCTACAATTGAAAAATATGAAAATGCTTTAGATCCTTTTTCTGGTTTAAAATAATCCAATTTTTCTAAGAAGAAACAACAAACCTCATGTTTTAAATCTTCTAATGATTCAACTTCTGTATAATAAAATTTAAATGTATGTATTAGATTTTCAGCTAATTTATAAAACGCGTATGCTATACGAGTACGATATATTTCATCTCTTTCTGCTTGATTAGATGACGCTAAGTATTCTTTTATAGCAGTATCTACGTCTGAAGTAAAATATTGCTTTTTAGATGGTTTTCTACCTCGTCTTTTTTTAACAACTGGTTCGGGAGTAAGAGAACCGGTGGTAGCCGGTTCTTGTTTTTTTTCATTTGACATTTAAGGGACTATTTAAGGGTAAATTCGTTTAATGCATCTTGTATTTTTTGTACTTCTTTAAAAAACCAACCTATTTGGTCATCAGCATAAAATATACCTTTATCATCTATTTCTTGTAACCTTTTATCACAAGCGGTAATTGCTTCACTTTGTTTAGAAATAAAATCTTCTAAACGTTCGTTTTTTACAATTAAATTTCTAATAACAAAAAAAGAAGCTGTTATTACTACTGCTAATACTATACTAAGTGTAATCATTATTAATCTTTAAAGAATGAATCTATAACATCTAGTGTTGCTGATGCTAATTTTGGGTTGTTTTCTGCGTTTACTTTTTTAGCTGCTCTTAATGTTTTATCACCTTTACTAGCATTTTTAGGTTTGCTTGTTTTTGGTACCGCATTAGTAGCATTATTCCAAATTTCAAATTCAATTTGAGCGGCCATATGATCTGCTTGATGCATTAATATAGGTAAGTGAGATCTTAATTTTGTTTCTTTTTGACCTGACATAAAATAAAACTTATTAGATTCATCATATAAACCATCATGTATTTTAATTCCAATGTATTCATTTTGGGTTACTTTACAACCAATTTCTTGTAATAAAAATAAAGATCGTTCTGGTACTTTCATAGCAGGTATGTCAGTATTAAATTTATAAACCTGACCTAATTTATCTATGTGCCATTGTGAATCATTTGGTTGATAATACTCACCTTCTTGCTGACCCATTTTACCTAAATCATGGAATAAAGCAACGAAATGCATTTCTTCAACAGAGTATGTAGATACATCTCCACCCATATTTTTCCATGTTTTATATAATTCGTTTGCACAATCATATACACGTAAAACATGATCAACATAACCACCAGCAAATGCTGAATGGTGCCAATTTTTAGCTGCTGCTGGCATCATCATAAAACGTTCTTGGTATTTCTCAAAAAATGGGATTAATATATCTGCTCTTTCTTTAGATATATTTGTTTTAATTTCATTTAAATAACGCTCCCAATTTGATTGGATTTTTTCTGCTGATAACATAACCTATTATTTATTAAAGTGGACGTGTATTTTGAACTCCCCTAGCACCATAATTACCTGTGCGAGATATATTTATTATATTTCTAAGTTCTTCAAAACGCTCTTTTAATTCTCCTTCTAACATAAAGCGACTAGCAGCTGAGTTTTCACCTCTTTTAATCATTGTGTGTAAACGCGCTAATGATTGATCTAATCTATCTAAATGTTCATCTATTTGTCTTTCGTAAGCCATAATATTATTTTTTAGTTGTTTTAAACGTACGACCTTTTTTTATACCATCCAAATTATCTTTACGAGGTTTTGTTCGTTTGATTTTTTGTTTTTTTGGATAATAATCACCATCAGACCAACGGTCTAAATTTTTAATTTTCATTTGTGTATTGTTTATAAATTTGATTACACCATACCATATTTTCTTTTAATATTTTTTTACGGTCTGGTTTTAAACTAAGAAAATTAGTAGTCTCAATTAAAGCACCTATTGCTGTTAGGCGATTAATTTCACTTTCAGTACCTACATTTTCTACTAATTTTTTTAGGGAATTTACTTTTTCTAGGTACTGTTCTTTTTTAATTTCAGCTGCTGACTTTTGTTTTTCTAGCTGATTATCTTCTTCTATATCATTGAAAAATGACATAATATTGGTGTCAGGGCGGGGGATGCTCTTTAATGTATCGGACTTTTCCATCCGTTTTAACGCTTTATCTATGTTTTTGGGATCGTATTGATTCATAACCGGTTCGCTGTTTCGACCTAAAAACCCCTACAGTTGTAGGATATGGAAAATATTAATGTAATCCAAGTTTTTTTTAAGATATTTTTACAAATTGAGATGATAATTTTGTTGATGATGAAGCATATCGCATAACATCATTAAGTATTTCGTTAGCTTTATTTTCATTGTCTTCTAAACGCAATAAAAATTCTAAATTCATATAATTTGAAGTTTTCCAAGCTAATGGTTTTTCTTTATATAATTCTGCAAAGTCTTTTTCTGACATATTTTCTATAAATCTATCAACTAAATAATATAATTTATCATAAAAAATCTTGTCATTTGTTTTAAATGCATTTAATGTTTCTTTTTGTGCTGGTAATAAAGGTAATCCGTTTATTTTTAAAACATCATTAACACCTGTGTGACCACATTTACCACCTTGGGCTGCTTTGCCTTTTATTTCAGTAGACCAACCAGTTTCAACACTAAAATTTCTACATGTAATAGAACCACCTGTGTATAATATATCTAGAGTTGCAGATTTTAAAGTACTTTTATAACCTTCATATTCATAAACATTACCCGCGGGAATACCCGGGTCATTAAATATTTTAGCTTCTGCATCTGATTTTTTACCAATCATCTTTAATGAAACCCCTACTAAATCTCCATCTTCATAAAATTGAGATATTTGACCATTTAAAACTTCTAAGTTACCTGAATAATCGTAATTTTCGGCTTTATTAGTCATTAACCAAATATCAGCGGGGTTCCATTTATCATCCATTAATTTAAGTTCTTTTTCGGCTTTACCTACTTTCCAAGCATTATATATTCTTTCTACTTGTTCAGAACCTCTATGAAACTTATAACCTTTATTAGGAAATAAATTATATATCTTATTAACAGATTTAGCTGTTGAACTATACCATAATGGTTTTCTTTCTAAAAACTCTTCAATTTCATCAATGGATGCATCCACATCCACATATTTAGTAACCTTATCAAAATTTTCTTTAACTAAATCATCTTCAGTTATATTACCTTTTTTAATATAATAAGCAATAGCACAACCATAACAATGAGTAGATTCCATTATTCTGGTATCTACGGCACCACCACCAGCACCTGCGCCTGCTCCAAATTCAGCTGTTTTTTTAAATTGATTTAATTTTAATTGTTTACCTGATGTATCAGTGAATATTAATTTATTAAAATCTTTATCTTTTAATTTTTGAATTGAATCGGCTGATTGTTCTTTATCTATGACAATCATAGAACCATCTATTAATTCAAATTCTTCATTATTTTCGATTTTTTTAAGAAAAACTTCTGCGCGATTAGGTTCACGATCTTTTCTTAATTCACCGGGGTTTAAGGAAGCTTCAGACATTCTATTAATAATAGTATCTGAAGGTAAATCTAATTCTTTAAGTAACGATCTTAAAATAGAGATATCAGAAGGGTTACCCAGTGATGGGTACCCCTTTTCTGACCTATAAGACCATTCTAATAATAACTCGTCAAGAGTCATAAGTATATTACTTAATAATGTTAGCTAATTTTTTAAATCTTTCTTGAAGATGTGTAACTTCAGCAGATACTTCTTCTTCGAGATCTTCCTCTTTAGCTTCTTCGATTTCTTCTGTAGATTCTTCAACTGTTTCTTCTGCTAATTCAGCATCTTCTTCTTCAGCTTCTTCATCTTCAATTTCTTCAGCGTCATCTTCGCCTTCGAATTTATCTTTTAACATATCATAGATTTGACGAAGTACATCTTCTGAATCATCACCTGATTCTGCACCGTCAGCGTCAATGTCGCCTGCTTCCATGTCTACATCAACATCTACTTCTTCTTCGTTCATGTATGATTCAAGCTCTTCCTTGATCATATCTTGTAATTCTTTTAAATTCATTTTTTCTAGTTTTAGAATGGTTAATTATTTTTTAGGTTTTCTACCTCTTCGTTTTTTACCTTTAGCAGCTTTAACAACGTCTTTTGATTGTTTAACTATTTGCTTAGCAGACACTTTAACATCTTCTAATTCTTTTACGACTTCGTCGTATCTGGATTTTAACTCTTCGTCTATTGTTGTTTTAGCCCAAAGAGCATTCCATAAATTTTTTAAATAATCTTTCATAACTAATTGTTTTATTATTCTCCTCTTAATCCTGCTGTTAAACCTTCCATGTAAGCTATTTTAGCTATTTCATAGTATGATCTAATTGAATCAGATCCTTCTTTAAGTGAAATACCTTGTTCTTTAATTATATTTAAAAGCTCCATATGTACTTCTCTATCCATAGCAGTTTCAGCAACAGCGCGTCTGTCTTCTTTTTCTTTAAGTAATATGGCTTCTTTTTCTTTATCAATTTCACCTAAACGTGCATTTATATCTTTAATTTGTTGAGGAATATCTCCTACTTTTTTCTCGTATTTTTCTTTGTCGATTTTTTTATTTTTAAAATCTTGGATAAGTGGGAATATTTTGTCTTGTAGTTTTTTCTTTTGATCACGAAGTTTTTCTTCTTCTTTTTCTAAAGTTTTCATACCTTTAACTTTACCTTTGGCTCCTTTAGAAGCTTTTTTAGCTACTTCATCATCATCTATATCTTTAAATTCTTTTCCGCTTTTTTCAAAGTCTCTCATGCTTTTATGTTTTGCTTCTCTATCTTTTACACGAGTTGCATCATCAACCGAGCCAATTTCTGATAATATATTTTTAACTTCTGCTTTAATAGCTTCTTTTAATTCTACCATTTTATCGTCTTTAATTTCTTTATCTACTTCAACCATACCTTCACCTCTTTCAGACGTGTAAGATTCTAAATATTTTTTAAATGATTTTTCTTCAATTTTACTTCCTTGATCCATACCAGCATTAAATTGTT